GTTTCCCAGTCACGATCGAGATGATAATATTAAGGGATTGAGAAGAGTGGGCCCAGTTAAAGCAACTAAACTATTAGCTGAGTTAAATGATCCGAGAAAAATGCTGTCCGCAGTATTAAATGAATACACTAAGCAAGACATGCTTCATGAATTTGATATTAATTGCAGGCTATTGTGGATATGTAGAAAAGATATGCCATACGCGTATGATTACCTGGAGACACTATAATGACATGTATTGTAGCATTAAAAGCTGACAATGGAGTGTACCTAATTGGAGATAGAGCTGCTTGTTCAGAAAACACAGCTATTCCAATCAAACATGCAAAAATATTTAGATCAGGGCCTGCACTAATTGGATTTGCTGGATCGTTTTCAGTGCACCAAGCTCTGCTAACAAAATTTAGTTGGCCTAAAGATATAGATAGGTCTAACCTCTATCTTGAGCTTTGCTCTAAAATTCTTCCGGCATTAAAGGATATAGTGGAATCCGATGATTTGGAATGCGATGATACAGACCTGATTATAGGGGTCTATGGAGAAATTATAGTCGTAGAGGCAGTTTCTCAAATCGTAATACCAGATACAGACTGTGAGTCTATCGGAGTTTTTCAACACGCATCGTCAATCATGGGAGTTGCAGAGGGAACTTCTAGGGAGCGCTTGGTCAAAACAATGACATCTATAGCGAAGTTATATCCTAGTCATGTATTGCCTCCGTTTGACATAGCATTTACTGAGAGTGACCATGAAAGTAGCATCGAAGAAAAATAAGGCAAGAAGGTTGCAACAATGGGTGAGAGATGTTATACTATTACAATTCCCGCTATTAAATTCGCGGGATGTAAAATCAGCTCCTATGGGAGTACCTGGAGCTGATATACAGTTATCCACTGTAGCTAAGGACTTACTACCCTATGCTATAGAGTGTAAGAATACGGAACGATTTAATTTATGGAAATCTTATGAACAGGCTCAGAATCATGCTAAGAGCGAAGACGATGACCTAGAACCTGTTGTAATTGTAAAAAGGAACAGATCGAAGCCATTAGCTATTGTAGACGCAGACTATTTTTTTAACTTAAGGCACAGAGATTCGTATGAAGACTAAACCAAAAATATTGTTTTACGATATAGAGACCACTCCCTTGAAAGCTTGGGTTTGGAGACTAGGTAAACAAGTAATTAGGCATCATCAATTAGATGAGGATTATTCTTCTTACGGAATAATCTGTATTTCTTATTGTTGGAATGATGGTAAACCAGCAAAGACTATAGGCTGGGGATACAGGAAACAAGACACAGCTTCTGTAATCGAGAAGTTTGATAAAGTTATTCGAAAAGCAGACATCACTATAGGCAAGAACAATAGAAGATTCGATGTAAAGCACATAAATACACAAAGATGGTTAGCTGGACTAGAACCTCTTCCTGATTGGGCTGCTATTGATGATGATCTCGAATCTCAAATACGTAAGCACTTTTATTTGCCTTCTAATTCTCTAGACTATCTTTCACATATATGTGGATTAGGAGGAAAAAATAAGATGGAATTTAGTGATTGGATACATATCGTTGAGCAGACAGACTCATCTAAATATAAGAAAATGTGTGATTATTGCGAAACTGATGTAGAGCACACACGTACTTTATTTGAGGATATAGCACCTTATGTGAAACCTCGACTTAATATGGCTACATTTTTAGGTAATCAGGATGGTAATTACTTGAGATGTAGGCACTGTGGAGGAACTAATATCTATAAGAACGGTACAGATAATAGATATGCAGCTCCTAAACAAAAATTCTACTGCAGGGACTGTCGTAGAGAGGCTGGTAAAGCTACAATAATGAAGAGCGGAAAGCTCGGGAAGGTACAATGATATATTTAGCGAGTCCTTATTCTCATAGCAATCCTGATATAGAGCTTGTGAGGTATAGGCAAATTACTAATATTGCAGGTAGGTTGATAGACAAGGGCGTTATTTTGTTTGCTCCTATTACTCAATCTGTGGCTGTAGTTAAGTATTCCAAAGTCAACTCTGGTGGCTTTGACTACTGGGAAAAATTTGATAAGGAGTTTGTATCTCTATCTGAGGAAGTGTGGGTAGTGGTTATGCCGGGATGGAGGGAATCTGTAGGAGTTCAGGAAGAAATTAGATATGCTGAATCTTTAGGGAAAGCAGTCAGATATTTATGTCCTAAATCATTAAAATTTTTAAATGAGGAACAACTATGCGAATTTTAATATCATCTCTATTATTAATATTGCCGCTACTATCGTTTGGTGGAGGTGATACTAGGCCAGTTATTGTACCTAAAGAAGCTCCTAGGACGCAGCCCAAAGAAGCGTACGTAACACAATACAATAGGCCTAAACCTATAATTAAATGTAAAGGAACTCTGGCTTTGACATGTGATGTATATTTAGGAAGGGATATTGGAACACCTGATTTATACTTAGACTTGAGACATGCGTTAATGACAGCAAAGTCATCTACAACTTTTGTTTTTCATATGCAGGGTAATGGTGGATATATATCTGGAATGATAGCCATTCTACAAGCTATAGCAGCTACTAAAGCTAAGGTAGTGACAATTATTGAGGGACCAGTGTACAGTGCTCACGGCCTTATAGCTCTAGCTGGTCACGAGGTTATAGGAACAGACTATGGATATGTGATGCTGCATCATTCGAGCGCGTACGGAAAGTTGACTACTCGTTGCTTGAAATATAAGGGAAAGACTGATAGAGGGCAGGATATGGAGAAGAAATGTCGAAAACAGCTGTCGAACCACCTACTATTGGTAGGCAATTTAATTAGGAAGATCGCTGGTAAATACCTCACTGGAAGCGAGCTTTACTCAGTGCTTACGGGGCATGATGTATACATTCCTCCGCAAGAAATGAAGAAAAGATTACGAGCGTTGAAACTCAAGTAGTTTATCTATCTTTGTTTCTAATCGTCTTACATCTTCTTGCAGGTCCTTTTGGGCCTGCTTTACTGCTTCTTGCCGAACCATGATCTGTTCAGCTACCTCATTTCTAGTAGGTATATTCTTAAATTCATTCGCCATAGTTCTTAGTCTCCATTCAATAGACCCTATCCATGCCATCAATATCGGCATCGCTGTTCCAATTAATACTGTTAGATGTTCCATTATTCATCCTTATCTGCTTTAGGATATTTATCCTTAATCTTTGAAATACTTTTACGCCATTCAGATACGCCTTCATGATATATTTTATCTAATTGATCTTCTATAGAAGGATACGCCGCTTTCCGATCCTTTTTATATTGATTAGCTTTAATATATTCTTTAAGTATCTTCTTGCATGCTGTTTTACTGGGCTTTTTAACGTCCTTAGATCTCCAATCTATAATTTCATTATCAGCATTCAATGCAAATTCTAGGCCAGGATATTTATCTGCTAACGCTTCTACTAAATGTGTCATACTATTATCTCCTCTACAGAAAAGTCTTGTGCAAACGTAGCCATAGTGCCATTATATCGAGCTACCTCGCGTTGCCCTACTCTCCAAGTTCCTGATGCGGTGGTACCCATGCGTATACTGTAGGTAGTAGAGCTGACAGTAGCTGGTGTATCTACAAGTCGAATAGTTATAAGCGTATGTTCATCGGCAGCATCTTTATTAACATATGTCCCTATAAGTGTACTATCTCTAAATACTGTTACTACAGTATATACATTAGCTGAATTTCCTATATTTAGAGATGCGGTTACACGTACTTTATTGTCAGTAGATCCTGGCGTGATAGCGAGAGATGATATCTCCGTACCTTCCGAATTAGTTGGCGAGGTGTCATCATCAGGAATAGTAGTAGTTCCGGTGGCAGCTGATACTAAAGTTCTATTTATTTGAACTAATGCACCTCCAGTATTGCTATCTACGTAAGATTTAATACTTTGCTGAGTCGCCAACGCAGTAGCGCTGTCAGACGACATAGTATCTTCATCCAATATAGTAGTTACTCGTGAATTCGCTCCACCTAATCGCACACCACTATCTGTTATATCCATTCTAGATGAACCGCCGGTAGTATAAGTTTGAGTATCGGTAGTAAATCCGATCTTATTATCTGTATCACCAGCATGTTGTATTTCATCTATAACTGTCATTGATGAAGCTACAGCTACGGTAGCATCAGCACTTCCTAATGTAACTGAACCGGTTCCTTTAGCATCGATAGTAATGCCTACATTAGTGTCGTCACCTGCTGCTGTAATAGATGGATCAGATCCTGTAGCAGAATTTGTAACTTCTACAAAGTTTACAGCAGAAGAAGTTTTTTGAAACAACAATTGCTCGTTACCTGAATCATCTTCAATACCGGTTGCATCATCAAATTGTATGGATTTTCCATTAGCATCTAAGTCACCCCCTAGTTGCGGTGTAAGATCCTCCACCACGCTGCCTAATCCGGCAGTAGTAGAAAGCGTGACCGCCTCAACTCCATCACCGTCTGAGTTAATTCTTAGAAATGCGTCAGCAGTTAATAGAGGAATATTTCCTGAGAATGTAGAGACAGGGTCTGCTGAAATACATCTATCCAGTGCTTCCTTAATTTGCTGATCATTCATAGTCAACTCATCCAGAGCATCCTCATGAGATGAAGCTGGAAAGGTGTCATTTTCTATATAATCAGTAGATTGGAGGAATCCTTGATTTCTAGTTAATATTACTTGCTCACTAGACGTAGGTGCTGTAACAAAGGTTATATTTCCTCCAGATGCATCACCAGCTCCAGAAACAGTGTAATGAGTAGTAATAGTTTGTGTGGTAATGGTACCAGTAGTAGTGTTTCGTAATCTCACTAAGATATCTCCTTGAGCAAATATCTTAAATGAGTACGCGAATACCGTGGTAGAGTCATCACCTGTATATGTGTTTTTATTGTTATTAGACGCTACGGTCATTGTCGTTTCCTCTTACGTTTTTTCTTGGGTGGTGCTAATCTATCAAATATTGCACGCAAATAAAATAAATTTTGAAATGGAAGTAAACTGATTAATTTTCTAGCTTCAGTGCTAGTAAGTCTACCATCATTAAAAGCTGTTGACCCAGTATATATCTCTTGTGCCATACTGGCCGAAGGACCCAGTAAACTTTGCCAACTCTGTAAGGCAGCAAATCTAGTAGACTTCACCCACGGATTTAATTGATGAATATAATCAAACATTAATCCTAGCATACCAGATCTAGTGATGCCTTCCATATAAACTGTTCTAAAGTCTGTCTTAACTTCTTTATCTTTAAGCATTTGTTTTGTCGCATACACTAAATATCCAGAAATTACTAGATGGTGCGCTGCAATAGGAATAGAAAGTTCACCTAAAGACATTTTCTGTATTCCTGCTAAGAATATTTTGTTAGTGGCTGATGCAGAGAATGATCTAAACTGAAATACGTTCTTAAGTAAATCATTTTTCTGAATAGCTAGAGGAATATCTCCTCTTCCTGGAGTAATGATTACAGATTCTACATCCCTAACAATTCCAGATGCGAAAGTTTCAGCTGCTTCTGTATCGCTCCACTTATGGAAATTTCCTGTAAAACTTCCACTATCAGAGTCACCAAATCGCTTAAACTGAGAATGTATCCGTGAATACATATTCTTTCCTATGCCTATACTAGAAAGATATCTTATATCCTTATCTTTTATTTTTCCATCTGCAGAAAATTTACGCATTAATCGAATAATTCTTGCACTGGAAACATTTCCCGCAACTCTTTTTCCTAATACAGTCCATCCACTTAACCCCGATACTTTACCAAAAAAGTCACCTACTTTTTCAGAAAATCTGGCATAATTACTTCTGTCAAGTCCGTACCCTATATCACCTTCTTGCATTGATCGGAGAATAGAGTTTTGTTCTAGCTCAAGCGCATGTCCAAAATCTTTAAGCTGATCAGCACTCATCTTGGCTTTTCTAAAGTTACGTATAAATGGTAGGTATCCATCAGTAATAGATCTCATGAATCCTTGCCTAAAAGGAGCCATACCTAATTCTGCAAATGATGTAATGAGTACTCCACCAAGTTTATTAAGAGTTTGATATAATCTTAAAGTTCTCAATCCTTCAGCAACCTTTTGATTTTTGATGGTCTTTCTAAGAGATCCTGTTGCTACACCTATAAATTCATCTAGTAATTTTAAGTCTTTTTCGAAAGATTTGTTTAGAGCTATTCTTCGTTTTGGATTAGCTTTTATCAGTTCATCGAGCTCTACTTTCATATCTCGCTTAAGATCTAGTACACTTTCTGCTCCAGCCCTTCTAAGCATCTTCTTAGATTCTACAAGGCTAGCTGCTTTGACCATATAACTGCTTATCGTATTATCCGCTTGAAGATCAAGCCAAGGTTCTAGTTTTTCGTAAGGAACATCTAAAACTCTAGCTTTGGTAAACTTACCTCCTTTTGAAGATATAAAATCATCGACCATACTATCAAAAGCCAGCTGTCTATCTCCTCTGCCTAGTATATTATCTACCACCTCTTCAGCTTTTAACTGAGCGGCAGCAGAATCTAACGGCTTATGTAGATTAGAACCTTGCTGAAAATGGTCAATAAGAATATTCTCAAATAGATCACGTTCTCTTACAATCTTAGCTATATTATACTTACGAGGAAAATAACTAGCAGCTCCTTTAATATCCAGTTTTTCTGGAAGAATTTCTAGCTCCTGCATTTCCTTAAGACTTTTGTTTATAGATTTTCTTAAATCTTGGGAAATCTTTTGTATCTGTGGTATGCTATCCACATCACCTTTATTCATAGCTGCTCCAATCCGACGATTGAATTCCGAGTAAGACATCTTAGTTCTACCGGGTTCTAGCTTACTCTTATATTCACTGTATGACTTAGCAATATTTTTTCTTAGTTGAATTACTTGAGCATGAGCTATTTTAATCTTTGTTTCCACGGGCTCATCAACAATTCCCTTCAGTCCTTTTCCAGTCACAAACTCGCTTTCGAATAATTGATTTGTTACTCGTCGCATAGTAGGAAATTCGCTTGTAAGACCTCTAATCTTAATTGACCTTAAGCCTTCAATAGGAGAACTTAGTTGTTTGAAAGCTGCTTCACCTATTTTTTGCCTACGTTTGAATGTAGCAAGTTTTTTATCTAATTTAGTTTTCGCTGCCACTCTTGTAGGATTCTTAGGATCATCAATACTAGAAATTATTCTTCGCAATTCATGAATTTCATTTATAGCTTGACCTGTATTGAATGCTATACCTTCTTCGAACAATTCATCCTCTATTGTTCGTGAGGCTGCACTAAGGCTCTTTCTACTGACACCTGGATTCTCTGAGTCTAATCGGACTTTAGGAGCAATATTATTATCAATAGTCTTAAGAGATTCTTCACCAGATTTACGTATACCTTTAGAGATTGCTCCTACAGTTCCTCCTAAAAGTCCACCTATAGCAGAAGCAAAGAACATATTAAGCATGCTTTCTTTACCTGTTCTAGATAGTTGAGTATCGTGCAGAATAGATTCCTGTATACCTATAGCTGTACTACCTAATCCCGCTCCTGATCCAGCTCCTCTAGCTATGTTTCCAAGTCTCCTAGCAGTATCTACACCTTTAATAGCTTTAATACCAGCAGTACCTGGAATCAATATAGTAGGATCTAAAACACTAGCTGCCATAACAGAAACTGTTCCAAGCCATCCAGAATTAGCTAGTATCTGCTTATTCTTTTGTTCTGTATCTAGTTGAGATTTAATTCTATCTACTTCTTCTGGACTATCAGCATAAATAAATTTATCTGCTTGTTTCTCGTACTTAGTACCTTCTACCTGTAAAAATGGATCATAATTTGGATCCTTAATCACTCTATCAGGTGGACCAAACGCCGCAATAGAACCAAAGATATTTTCCTGAGTAAAAGCAGCCTTAAGAGTCTCTCCATACGAAGGTTTCTTTCTGGGTTGAATCGGCTTAACTTGTGCATTAGGTACCGGTTCCTCAGAACTTCTAGTAAATACATCTTCAGCGGATGTTGAATCTTTCAGAAATTTACTTCTTGTGATAATTGGCATTATTCGCCTCTCTTATAAGTATTTCTAATAGTAGATGACTTAGGTGCTTTTCTAAATCCTAACAATCTATCTTTATCATATGATTTAAAGATAACCTTATTCTTCTGATTACCGCCTAGTACCTTAATATTTCCAGACTTATCTCTGCCAGCATAAAAACCAACATGACCTTGTTGTGGATTATTGCCTCGAGACAGCACTACTATATCACCTACTTCAGGTTTAGTAGTAGGAGTTCCCCAATTTAAGAATGATCTAGCAGCTAAACTACCTGTTCCTTTAACACCACCAGCTTGCATCACACTATTAACAAATGCGGCACACCATGGTATATGTTTAGGATTAATATTTTTTCCTAAGGAGGCTTTGAAGAATCGTTGAAGGATCTTTGTATGTGTCCTTTCACCAGTGCCTAAAAATGATTTAGCCAGCTTGAAGTGACTGTTAGTCTCTTTTACATTAATCGTTCTTTGGAGAGCTGGAGATGCTACAACTTTCATATCTGTAACAGGATCTACAGCCACTACTTTATTTGGTTTTAGTTCCTTAGCAGTTTCTAAACTTCCATCAGTAGTGCCACTGTCCTCAAGTCCTGGAAGAGGCTTATCTTTTGATACATTTCTCTCAGGAGTAATTGGACCTTTATCATCTTCAAGAGCACGTCTACCAGTAGCACTGGCTTCAAACCCTTCTCTTGTCTCTCGTTTCGCTCTTCGCTCTATTAACTTTGAAGCAAACCCAGGTAGTCTGATGCCCTCTCGAAGCAATATAGCCTCTCTACGGGCTGTTTCCGCTATTCCTGCTCTTTCTATTCTGGCTTCCTCAATAGGTGACTTAGCTTCCTCAACTTCTTCTAGTTGCGCTGCAGCAGCACCTATGACATCAGGAGCCCATCTAAGTTGCATATCGTCATCACCAAGCAAAGGCACTTTATTTCCATTCTCGTCAAGAGTATATAGTCCATAGCTAATTGGACGACCTGGATCTCTAGTTACTTCATCACTCTGTATCTGTACATCTTCAGGATCTACACCTTCAGGTAAAAATGGAGTAACCGATTCAATAAGATCAGCTTTAAGAGCTTCTACCGGAGTTCCTGGAAAAGCTTTTTCTGGAGGAAGAAACATAAGTTTTTCTTCGTCATCAAATATTCCTGGTTTCTCATTAAATTCAGAAGGACCGAAGATAGAGCTAATTTGACCTTTAACCATATTCTTAGCTGCTTCTACATCACCTGTTTCTAGATAAGCTGATTGCAAAAGAGTTTTGATTTTACGTATATCTTCAGGATCTATAGACTTACTACCGAAGAATCCGTCTCCATCATACATAGATTTAATTGTACTGTCAATTTCTTCTGCACTAAAGTCTTCTACTCTATCAAATTCTTTTCTTCTTTCTTGAATAACAACATCATCTTTTTCTAGTACTAATTGACGTGCTTTATTTAAAGCCTCACGCTCACTAAGAGTAGTATTATCTAGAAATGATTTAGTTGCCGCAGCTATAGCTTGTGTCTGTTTATCTAGCCCATCCAATGTAACCGGTTGCTCAGATTTAAGGAAGCTATATGCTTTAGCAGCTGATATAGCAGATCTAGTATCTCCAAATTTTAAAGAGAAAGCTATTTCTTTCTGTAAGGGCTTTACCTTAGCTAAATACTGAGCTGCAATCCCAGCTTTTTGCTCTATAGTAGGCGCTACACCTGCTCTACTTACCGAAGCTATTCTACGACTATAGTGTTTATCTACCTGCGATTGTGTAAATTCATTAAGAGGTTTACCGTCTTTCACAGCTATACTTATTTTTTCATTTGTAATAGCTTGATCTAGTTTACTCTTAGTTAATTTTTTATTTTCTAGTTGCAATCTAAGAGATTGTAATTTTCTAAGCTTACCGTTTTGCTCAGCACGAATAATTTCTTTCTCTCCAGCCGTACCTTGCTTCATACTGAGACGAAGCTCAGATTCAATCATATTCTGCTGCTCTTCTTCCATTGTACTAGCTTCTGTCTGCTGAATAGCAGCCCTGGAAGCAGCATCTCTGGAAGATGCATTTGCTTGATCTGTCAGTTGCCTGTGCAGTTTTTTATCAATTCCTAATTCTTCCGGAGATTTACTCTTTAAAATGCTTTTAGCTTGCTCTGGATTTGTATCAATGAGATTTCCATATTGAGAAGCCATAATCTTTCTTCTTGTAGACGCAATTACAGCATTAGCTTGTTTCTGAGTATACACTCCACTATCTACCGCTGCTTTGATAATTTGTTCCGCTCTACTGATATACAGCTTTAAATTAGCTGAATCATCCTTGGATGCTTGTGAAATAATTCCATCAATACCAGAATCGATGTTATTTTTAGTAAATTCAAGTTGCTGTCTACGCTGTTCTTTTATAGATAATATTTGCTGATTAACTACAGAACTTGAGAACCTATCCTCGAATCTTCTTCGAACCTCTGGATCAGTAATATTAGAACTGATTCGATTCTGAATATCTTTTCCTAAATTTCCTATATCATCTTGTAAAGAATGAAACGTAGGATTACCTTTTTCATCTACTGTTTGTCTGTAACGAGCATCAACTCCATTACTCAGTTCTAAAGAAGCTTCATTCAATTTCTTCGTCAGTAGTGATGTTTTAAAAGCATTGTCAGCTTTAGCTAATCCAGCAAACCCTTGCTTTAATCCCCTGAAGATCGTGACTGGGAAAC